TATGATTCATAATGGACACAAATAGATATATCAAACGACTTTCTCTTGCAACTCTCACAAATGCCCCGATCGGAGTAGGAGCCTTCATTGAAGGTAATGTTCTCTTGATCGGTGAACAGGCTTCAAATCCGTCAGAAGCTCCAGAACAACAGCCATTTTGTACTAACAAAGGGTGTTCTGGGTGGCTTAATAAGCAGCTTGATTCTGAACAGATTCCAGAAGAACGTTTATTTTGGATAAACGCGTTAAATAATGACTCGTCACTTGTTGACTTGAAACAATTAGTTACACAACTTAAACCTATAGTAGTAATTGCATTGGGTGAAGTTGCTAAACAAACTTGTAAACAACAAGGGATTGAACATGAAGCTTTTTACCATCCTCAGTACTGGAAACGCTTTAGAAGTAAAGAGCGCTACGCTCTCTTAGACAAACTAAGTGAGTTAACTGTGAAAAATGTTCAATCATCAGAATTTGAGTTATTATAAATAAATCAGGTAATCATCGAGCGATGTTAATCTGTTAATAAGTAAGCAGCAAATTTAATAAGTGTATAAGGAAATAAGAATCATGGCTTTAGATATTAATCAACTTCGTGCAGCATTCTCTAAAAAATCAGATGAAGGCAGTAGTGACAATGCTGGATTTTGGGATCGTTTCTACCCTTTCTACAAGATGGATTTTGACCAAACTTCAGTCTTCCGTTTTCTCCCTGACCTTGATGATGAAAATCCTCTTGGTTTTATCATGGAAAATAAGTACCATGAACTAATTATCAACGGTAAGAAAAAACGTATTGCTTGCTTAAAGATGTACGGTGAAGCTTGCCCTTGCTGTGAACAGTCTCAAAAGTACTACAATGAAGGTGATGAAAAGATAGGTAAAGCTTTTTGGCGCAAGATTGATTACATTGCTCAAGGTGTGATCATATCTTCTGCGATTGATTATCCAATCAATGACGATGAAAATCCAGTTCGTTTGATCTCAATGGGTCCTAAGCTCTACAAGACGATTGAAGCGAAGATTGTCAAGGGTGACATGGATGAAATGCCATATGACATGATCAATGGTTATGATTTCAGAATCAACAAGACAAAACAAGGTGAGTATGCTGATTACACAACATCAGACTTTGCTCGCAAGTCAACCCCGATTCCAGAAGCTCTTTTGTCTCGAATCGAGTTATATGATCTGAAGAACTTCCGTTACGGTAAGATTGAACGTGAACAAGTTGAGACGATGATTGAAGCTTTCCTCACCGGTAAGTCTTATGAAGATGAAAAGAAAGATACTCCTCCCGATCAAGGTTCTTCTTCAACAGGGAGTCCTGTTCTTGATTCAGCATTAGCTTCTCCTAAAGAAACGCTAACAGGTGAAAGTGTTGTTAACGCTATAAATTCAACACCTGCTGAAAGCGCTCCTCCCTTTACCGGTGGAAAACTTTCTCCTCAAGAAATTCTAAGAAAGCTTAAAGAGCGTCAAACTGCTTCAGCTTAATTAGCGTAATACCGCAGAAGGGTGATCTAAAATAGGTTACCCTTCTTTTCTTGTGATGGAGACATGGCTATGTTGCCATTTATCAAAAAGTTTAAAAAAGAAATTCAAAAGCTTGAGAACGTCTCGACTGAGTTCTCACCCCCTGACATCTGGTATTCTACTGGGAACTATGCTCTCAATCGAATCTTGTCAGGTTCATACTTTAAAGCTATTCCACAAGGTAGACTGACCGGGATCGTGGGTCCTAGTGCTGCCGGTAAATCATATATAGTTTGTAACATGATCCGTGAAGCACAAGCTACAGGTGCGATTTGTTTGATTCTTGATTCTGAGAACGCGTTAGATCCAAAATTTATGAATCGTGCAGGAATCAATGTATCTGATGGCTCATTGATCTACACGCAGATCGTCACAATTCAAGACGTGACTTCAGTGTTATCAGAGTTCTTGACAGGATATGAGAAAGAGTATGGACGTTTTAACAAAGAAGCTCCTAAGCTGTTCATTGTGCTTGACTCTTTGGGTAACTGTTTGACAGATGCTGAAAATGAAAAATTTCAACAGGGACGTCAAACTGGTGATCAAGGTCAGTCTGCAAAGAACAAAAAGCATCTCTTGCGTACGCTAGTTTCAAGACTTGCTCGTTGCAATTCAACGTTTGTATTTACTGATCAGGTGTACCCAGCTGATCCGATGGCTGGTGACGGTGCTTGGGCAGTTACCAACGGTGTTAAATATTCTGCTTCTCAAATCGGTTTGTTGACTAAGTTGAAGTTAAAAGAAGATTCTGAGATCGTCGGAATCAGAATGCGAGTTGAAACGTATAAGTCGCGCTTTGTGAAACCAGGTACTAAGATTGAACTTGAGATTCCATATTCAACGGGATTAAGCTCAACATCTGGGTTGATTGATCGTTTGATTGAAGACGGAATTGTAGTTAAAGACGGTTATGGTTTCTTAGTTGATATTGAAGGTAAACAAATCAAGTTCAAGAAAACTGATTTAAATGATGAGCTTGCGATCAAGATCTTGAACGGTAACGCAAAAGCGATTAAGATTGAAAAAGAGTTCAATGATCTTGAGTCAACCGATCTTTTCTTACCTGAAACAGATCAAACAGAAGTAATTGATACTGCTACCGGTGAAATTACTTCTACTGAGGCTTTCATTCATGACTGATACTCCGAAAGCAAATTTTAGACTTCTTTATGATCTAGTGATGATTTATCCGATCAATTCTAAGCGTCAAGCTGAATCTGGAGTGATCGTTACTAGCATTATTGACAAGACTGCTCCTAGAGAGGGTTTTGTAGTAGCGATTGGTCCTGGGATTCTTGATAAGACTAATAGTTTAGTAGAAATCCCAGTAGTACCCGGAGATCGTGTCATTTTTTCTACTACTAACTGTCGTGAGATCAAGTTTGAGGGTGATATCTTTCAGGTAGTCCCGTCATCTGAAATTCTTTGCAAGCTTGCTCAGCTACCAGAAGTCATTTAATGTCAGTGATTAAAGAAACTATTGGCGAGCTGGCCTTGAAGAAGGTACCAGCTCGCCTCGCTCTCTATGAACAATTAGTTGAAAATGCCGAATCTTTATTCAAGCTTGAGGGAAAGAGTCTTGAAGAAGCTTGTAAAGAGCATGCTCAAAACTTAATGATGTATGATCTAATGCTTCAAGAGTGTAAGACAATTGAAGAAACAATCAAGGTAAAGACTGAAGAGATTGAATCTAATCTTTATCGCAAGTATAATGAAAGCTATCAACGAGCACTTGGAACTACTGAGATCAAACAGTATATCAAGGGTGACCCTTCTTATATTTCAGCTTATGAAATTTTACTTGAAGTGAACCATATCAAGCGAAAGCTTGAGTCTGTAGTCGAAGCGTTAAAGTCAATGGGGTGGAGCTTATCACACATTGTAAAATTAAGAGTTGCTCAGCTGGGTGACGATACTTTATAAAATCATGAAAATCATAAACATATTTAAACTAGAAGGTATGCCTAAAACTGAATCTGATCAGAACTTAGTAGTTGAAAAACTTTTTCTGTACAGTATATACATGTAAAGAATGACATAGATTATTTTTTAGTAAGAGAAACAATCTTTGATGAAACGTTGCTTCCAGGTTCTCGTAAGTTAGATCCTGACAAAGATTCTAATCTTTGTTCAACTATTTTATCAGACATCTTGTCTACGTGCAATGTAAACCCATGATTATGGTAACGGGTGGTGAGCACACATGTTAATTGAAACCAAAATCTGCATCAATTAAGACTGTTAAGTGATATCTTAACAACCAAGATTGGGTAAAAAATTTAAGTCGAGAAGAATCATGAATGAAGAACGAGCAAAAGAGACAGTAGAAAAGATCATAACCGAGATTGATAAGTCAACTCTTTTGGGTGCTGCGTACGATTGCATTTCAGATGTGGGTAAGCAAAAATTTCAAGATAAACTAATAAAGATCGTGATAGAAGGATCTAATTTAGAGCGAGAACTAAGTTGTCATTAAAATGCACCATCCATGTAGAAGATGAAGTAAATTGTAGGATCGATGGCTTGCATCCTGAACATAACGACATCTTATGGGAAAAGTTTGGAATTTTCGTTGACGGTTACTTTCACATGCCAGCTTTTCAGCTACGTCGCTGGGACGGTAAGATTCGGTTCTTTGAAAAGAATGGGAACACGTTTACAAAACTTCTTGATGAAATTATACCTTATCTCTGTAGTTGGAACTATGATGTAACGCTTGTAGACAAGAGATTACCGGCTCCCGTGATCACAGATCAGATTGACGCAAATTTTTTTGGACTTGATGACTTTAAGTTAAGACCTTATCAAGTTGACGTTGTCAATTCATTGCTTACTGAAGGTTCTGGGTTTGCTATCTGCGCTACCGGATCCGGAAAAACTTCGATTTGCTCAGCTTTATCTATGGTATTGCATTTAAATGGTTTACAGACGTTAATCATCGTTCCTTCTACAGATCTCGTATCACAGACAGTTGAAGAGTTTCAACATCACTTACAAGCTTATCCTATCACGATCGGACAGTATTCAGGTAGCTCAAAAGAAATTGATCATCCGATCGTTGTAGCAACTTGGCAATCATTACAAAATGCTCCACACTACATGAGCTACTTCCAAGCAGTGATCGTTGACGAATGTCATGGAGCTAAAGCGAACGTGATCAAGGACTTGATCAATGTTCACGGAAAGCACATTTCACACCGTTATGGTTGTACAGGTACATTTCCAAAACCTCAGGTAGATCAATATAGCTTGAAATTATCAATCGGTCAAATCATTCGTGAAGTTCCTGCAAAGTGGTTGATTGAACAAGGATATCTTTCTGAGATCTTGATTGAGCCTGTCGAGACAATTGATGAAGATCCTGAGCTACCTGATTATTCTTCAGAAAGAGCGTATTTAACACGACATTCAGAGCGCACTGAAGCAATTGCTGAGTACATTCAAGGACTTAGAAATCAGTATGGGAATACCCTCGTTCTAGTAAATACTCAATCTCTTCAACAGGGGAGAGAGCTCACTGAAATGATTCCTGATGCAGTTTATCTAGACGGTTCAAGTAAATCACAGTTACGACAAGATCAATATCAGCAATATGCTGAAAGAGATGATATGATCGTGATTGCGTCTGCTGGGATTGCGTCTACTGGAATTTCAATTGATCGAATCTTTTGCTTGGTGATGCTTGATACAGGAAAATCATTTGTGAAGTGTATTCAAGCAGTGGGAAGAGGTTTACGTAAAAAGGGTGATAAGTACAAGATATTTGTAGTTGACATCTATTCAAATCTCAAATATGCTAAGAAACACTGGAAAGATAGAAAAAAATACTATTCAGAAGCTGGGTATCCCATGACTACTGTGAAAAAGTTGAAGTATGATAAGTGAAGTTACTTCAATAGAGATCAAGATCTAGTTCAGATGTAGCACATATTGCAACAGATAATGCTGCTCATTGTACTTAATGACTTGGATACCTGTGAACAGCGATAGCTACCGAAAACCATGATGAGTCATTGCTCACCGTTCTCTGTGAAAATCTAATTTCCATTTTCGCAGAGTAATTTTATTGATCAAGGAAAGCGGTTGATTGAAGGTCACATACCAGCTTAAGTGTAATGCTTATCGAACAGTAGATATCGCAGGACTATTATCAGAGCTGTTAAAGCTTGCAGAATAAATCACAGCTCCCATCGCAGGACTATTATCAGAGCTGTTAAAGCTTGCAGAATAAATCACAGCTCCCATCGCAGGACTATTATCAGATTTATTTAAACCTAAGGCATAGACAGCTATACCATGGGCAGGACTATTGTCAGACTTGTTGAATACCAGGTCTAATATAGCTTGGGCACTTAAGGATAGTCGTACTCTCTGATATAATCTCATAGCCGTATATCCTCTAGTATGTGGATGTGTAATCTAGGTTTATGTTGAAGTTTGAAATCTTAAACGGGCTACCAGCTACAATATTAGTAACACCTAATTCCAAATCACCCCCACCCCCTATACCTGTAATCGTTCCGATCATTTGAGTACTTACTGAAAAGTCACTCGCAGCCGACGAGGTCGCCCAGTACCCTCCCGATCCGTATATCCAAAACCAAGAGGCTGTCCCGGATAAAGCAGCATTAGTGTAGTTTCCACTAGTATCAATCGTGACTATATTTGCTGATGGTTGAGTTACAAATCCTAGTATTGTTACACTAACCAATAAGTCAGAACTCCGACTTGTTGTTGCCGTCAAGGTGCTAAAGTCAGCTGGGATTACGCCCTTCATTATATTTAACTTGCTCGGTGCCACGCTAGAGCCGAGAGAGCTGCCCAACGCGCCATAGTTTATTGGGTTGGAGAGGTTATTAGCGCTAACATAACCATTTTTTAAAGCTAGCCCAGCACGGTTTAATATACCTGATGACAGGATAATTGTACGCATATTATTCTCCTTAGAAGGTTATGTTGAAGTTAACTGGCACTACTGGCTGCCCTGCTACAATGTTCAGTGTGCTCAACTGCAACAACCCATTATCATTTGTCAATGAGGTCTCACCAATAATAAAGTTAGTAGTTGTTCCTGTAGTAAATGAGGTTGGACCATAGCACAGCACCATCCAAGTTGCCGTCCCAGTTCCTGTTGCGTTTACTGAGGTGGGCGCAGTCGCAAAAGATAGGAGTTTAACCGACCTCTGTAGACTAAAGTTTGTCCAGCCAACTAGCAGTTGAGAAGCATATGCATCCAAACTAAATGAGGTATTCCAGATTGAAGCAGGTGGGATAGCACCAGAGTACACCATAAGTCTTACTGAAGTTGAAGCTGTACCAAATCCAACCGTTAGGATACCAGCGGCCTTAGCCCACTTCCATGGATCATTTGTTTGAATCGTCATTTCAAAATTCCTTTAAAAAAAGGGCGCGAAAAGTAGGTCGCGCCAGTCTATTCATATCAAAGAGTGTTAAGCTGCAGAACCGTACCAAGTAGCACCACCGTTTCGTGTGACTAGTGTAACCATTGAAACGCCGGAAGCACGAAGTGTAGGTGTAGTACCAAGCCAAGTAACTGATGAAGGCCATGTAATGTTGGTACCCGCATTGGTCAGCTCAAAAGTCATCCCATAAGCTTTAGTAGAATCAGGAACACCAGTGATTGTTAATGTTGTTGCTCCTGTTACTGTAGCTGCAATGTACGAACCATCTGTAACATAATTACATGTAACAGCACCTGTGAAAGTCTTAACGCCGACTAGGTCACCTATAAGTGCGTTAATTTGAGATTGAATGTTAGAAGTTACACCCTTAACGTAATTCAACTCATTTGAAGTCATCGTTTGGTCAAGTCCATCAAGCAATGTATTTTGCCAAGCAGTTAAGTGAACCGTTTTGTCAAGAATATGATTTTCTAAACTTGCAGCACCAATTACCAACGTGTTAGAACCCGCAAGATTTTTAATCATGCGAATAGCAATGAATGTAGTTGGTACATTGGAAGACACATACAAACTCATCATCTGGTCAGGTGCTGTTCCGGTTAATGTTCCTACAATCTGAACCCCATCGATATCTTTGCCGTGCTTGATTGTATTACTGATAGAATGCTTTATATCTGTCGCGGGTTGTGTTGAGGTCCCGTCATGGCTCATGTGAATCAAGATCGCTATCTTATCAGTAGGAGTTGCTTCATTAAACGCAGTAACTTCCCAAGCAAAGCTGTCAACTAACTTAACAGGAACTTGATCAAGAATAACACCAGTACTATTAACTCCGTTAATAACAATCGCTAGTTCTTTTCCAGCTAATTCCACCCAGTCAGTAGCTAATCCAGCGGTGCTTGTTCTGGTGTATTGGCTACCGGCAACAATATTTGAGTAGCTTGAACCAAGTGGTGCAAGCATTGCTTCTGCATTGATGAATGGATCAGTTGTCCCGTAAAGGATGTGAACATTATCGTCAATACTAAGTCCAGATTCTACTTCAAATAAATCTTTTGCCATTTTCATTCTCTTTGGTTAACCGTTTCTTATTGTCAACTACGTCCTAAAGAACGCCACTCATATGACCAACCAGCATCGCACTGGATCTCTCAATTTTATCAATCATTTTCTGTAGGTCTTGTGGGATTTCTCCTGAGTCTGCTATTACATCAGGATCGTGACTATAATAATTATTTATATAATTATTCAACTTTAATGAAAATCATTCGCCGAACAAGTTAAAAAGCACCCATCAAATAAAGATCCATTCATTCTTTAAATATACTTCTTTGCTAGTTAGTGATAAAATTATAAAATAATTTTGAGAGTAATTATATGCTTTGTTTACCGGATTACGGTTTCCCATATCTAATTGACGATGTCTCTGGTCCTGTTGTTCCAAAGTATAGTTGGTTTTATGATGTTGAATTAAATGATTTTATGCTTAAACCGATAAGGTTGCTTGAAGAAACTACAGGACCTACTGTTAGAGTTAGAATTAATGATTTTGCATTTAACGTTCCTGCTTCATGGAATCTCTTGATCGTTGATGAAGAAACAAAACTTGTTGATACAGTTCAAATCACTCAATGTTCTTCAAGTGGATATTTAGCATTTTTAATGCACCCTAGTACTTTTGATTATCATCTTTCTCCGATAATTCTTGAAGATCTGTACATGAAAGAGAGCTGTGCTCACACAATGATCCCAAGGATGAACATGATGCTTCACCCTGTGGGTACTATTCAAACAGCTAAAGGCGGTCGTCAAACAAGATCTGAGTTAAATTATTGTTGTTTGCTTTCTCCACAAGATCTTGGTAAACATATGCACGGAATGACTGCAATGGAAGTGGTTCTATGATGGAAGAACGTCAATCCGGAACTTACGTTGCTTGTAAGTATGATCCCGAAAAGTTGGAAGGACTGAACGATTGGTTTAATCTTGAAAAGATCCCAAACCCAATTGAGCTATCTAATCTACATACTACAATCATTTATAGTCGAGCAAAGATCGCGGATGAGTATCATGTAAATCTGACGAAAGATCAATTGTCTGATCTTCAATTTAATCCTATTAGATTAGATCTGTTTGATTCAGGAGATAAAAAAGCTTTAGTTCTTGTTTTAGAAGCTTCAGCTCTAAAGCTTTTACACTATGCTTTGCGTACAATAGGAGCTACTCATGACTATCCAGACTATCATCCCCATGTGACCTTGTCCTATGAAGTCCCTGATGATCTTGACGTGAAGAAATTATCTCTTCCTCAGATAAAATTTACTCCTATTTGCATTTATTCAGAACCTTTAAATTTGAATTGGATGGGCACATGAAAGCCGCAATTGACTTGATTAGCCGTAAACTTGCATCAAGTGAGTATTCACATCAATCGAGCTGGGCTCACTTAAGAGCGAATCAATTAAGAAATTTAGGTATTGAAGTTGATGTTCTTGACTATGACGGTCCTCGCCACTCACGTGATTGGTCCGCTTATGATACGATATTTGTTTATCACGGAATGGATTATCGTGATGATGGCAATTTGAACATCTTTGACGGTCTAGTAGAATATTCTGCTAGAAATTTTTCACGCTTAAATTATCCACAGCACTCTCATATCAAGTATATCTCAATCGATCACCCTATGCCTGATTACGGTGCTCTTTGTAAAGCCCGGGGCGGTGAACCAGGTAGTTACTGGGCTAACGTTGACTGGGATGGTGTTTCTAAGCGTTGTGAGAACGTAGATTGGTTTAAAGAACCTGCCTTGCACTATGCACCAGGTAAGGTTCGTCACTTAGTGATCGGTGATTCTCACTCTCACTCAGCTTACGTTGCAAACTCAATGATGTTACGTAAAGATGGGCGCACATTGAACGGTGTCCTGAAGAAAACAATTTCAAAAGAGATCACTGATTATGGTTATGATCTAACTGAGATAGATTCACTGACATGTTACTGGGGAAATATTGACATTCGGCATCATCTTTGTCGAGAAACAGATCCAACTGCAGCCACAAGAGATCTTTTAAAGCGTTATGAAGCTGAACTTAAGACACTTAATAAAAAGATTGAGCTTGTTACGCCTCTTCCGATTGAAGATGAAAGCAGAGTGATCCCTAAGTCAGGGTATTTTAAAGGTACCCCGTTCTTTGGGACAAGAGAAGAACGTCAAGATCTGGTGAAGATTTTCAAAGAAGAACTACATGAAATGGCCGCTCGTAATGGTTGGACAGTATTTGCTTGGCCGGAGTATTGGTATGAAATGGATGGAGTTGAGTTCATGAAAACTCGACTTGAAAAACCTAGAAG